TTTTAAAGTTTCATTCTGCCTGGCTTCGGTATATTAGGCGCAGACATCTTCGGCATCTTTGGAGTATTTATCGACTTATTTACCGTAGCTTGCTGCGAAGATAATACACTGTTAGCCTGCTTCATAGCATCTGAACCTGTTGACTGTTGTTGTTGGTCTTCCTGTTGTTCTTGCTGCTTCTTACTGTCTTGCATTAGATTCTCAAGAGTATACTCTATTTCATAATAGGGCATACTCTCGATTTCTGTTGACTGTAAATGACAGTGCTTATAGAGATAAAACTTAAGTTTAAAGTAATTCTTCAGAGATATCTGAAATAGTCGGAATAAAGATTGCTTTGATTCCGTTCCGAAAGTCAACCGGAAATGTGACCTCCTCATCACAGCTAGTACATGGTGTGTTTATTTCCGGCTGAACACCCACTCTCATTTTCTCGGCAATTCTATAAATTAGCATATATTTCTTTTCGTCCCATCCTTGGAAATCTACTTCTCCTGTAAAGATATCTTTTTCTTTAAAACCTCTCCAGTCAAGTTTAAGATAAGGGAATATTTGCAGATAAGATTTATCCCAATATCCTTCTTCTCTTCTTTTTCCATCTAAGAATTTTGAAATTACACTCATTACTCCTATACTCGGTGGTCTCATTTTTATTGTACCGTAACTACGAGTTTGAATATTATATAGTCTTTCCTCTGGATCGTAATACTTTTCAATATCAGGGATAGTAGGATTAACTTGCAAAGTCTCATTACTAATATCAATGTGGTTCATAGTACCACAATGAGGACATGCTTTCGATACACTTAATTTATTTTCTCCTTCTTTAAATGTAAGGTCTCTGATAGCAAGAATAAGATGAATTCTGTCTTCTTCTAGAATATCTTTCCAACTAAGCATTCTTTTTGCACTTTGTACTCTTGTACAATTCTGTATGATATGATTTAACTTATCATCTACATCAAATAAATCTTGCTCGTTTAAAGTAGACCAATGTCTGATCTCTGCAGCTTTAGCGGCTCTAATATGAATGTTCATTCCTTCTGGGTAAAATTTACCTTCTGAAGGCATTCCTTCAACAGGAAGTCTGTGCCATCCTAAGAGCATATCTGAATTAATAGAATCTTCATCACCTCTCATTACTTTAACATTTCCTAAGCCATTTTGACCTGTGAATTCCTGCATTCTCTTTGCATTCTCTAAATAAGGGTCTTCTTCTACGCGTTGGTTTTCAGATGTTTCTGAATGACTATTAACATTTCCCATATTTACGCCGTCACCTTGGCCCATTACAGAGTTTCTGATATCCTCTTCACTTAAACGGTTAGAACTCATTTCGCTTTCGTTATGTGCTTCACCAAGATTGTTTTCTTCGTTTATGTTGTTTTCGTCGCTCATTTCTTACTATTTTATTTAATTATTTTTTATTAGTATATTTTTTAACGCTTTCTCCTACAAATGATTTTTGTTCCAGCTTTTCAGAATTTTGTTCAATGTATTCCTTTATTATATTTCTTACGAATGTTGAAAGAGGAATAGGTCTTGTACCGTTCTGTATTGCATCTATCATTATCAAAGAGCTTAAAGATCTCATATCATCAGGTGATATAAGTACTTGTATTTTTTCAGTAACATTATCTGACATTTCATAATATTATATTTTTATAGTATCATATTATATATCCACGCTATTATTAAAAATACCAGATTATTAAAAATATTATGAATTAAAGATTTTTACAAGGGCTTGTAGGGTAGAGTTTGCATTAGTGTGTAGAATTCCTGTACCACCTGCAGCATTCCATTTTTCTATTTTCCTAGGAGTATCATCTATCAGAATATCATATTCGTTTCTAACAAAAAGATGTTTTTGTGAATTTAATATTATCTTATAACCAGGCTTCCACTTTTTTGGATTTATAGTATAAAAATTCTGGGTAATGTTTAAATTAGATAAAATCCATTTGTGCTTCCCTGTTCTGCTTTTAGGATCTCTAGACGGTGCAGATAATATAGTAGGCTTAAGATGCTTTAACTGTTCCCATAATTCTTTTCCGTCTGACATCCATTCCATTTCGGACCAATACTCTTCTCCTGCATGTCCTATAATTTCCCAAAACTTATTTTTACCATGCTCAGCCTCAAATTCATTAGGCTCTAACCTCATTTCATTTCCATCAAGCTCTTTAAAACTTTTAGGAAAATTAGTCAGGACTCCGTCCATGTCACAAAATATAGAATAATTCATTTCAAATTGATTTTAAAATATTTCCTTAATTTTCTTTTAAACTGCATTCTCATATACCTATCTACGCTCATAGATATTTCTCTCTTTCTTTCATAAGAGAGAACTTCATCATCTTTTTTATTAATTAAATATTTCATTACAAATTTATTATATTGCTAAAGTAACAAATTGTTTTGACATGCCAAAGTATTTACCATAAAAAACCCGGCTAAAAGCCGGGTTAAAAAAAAAATTAAAAAGTTATAGTGTATTAAGAAAGTTCTTCGTTCCAGTAATCACATCTGAATGTCATATCTAATGCAACAGCATCTGCAGCACCGTAGTCTTTACCATCAAGTCCTGTAGGGTTACCGACAGGGAATACGTCATTTAATGTAATCTTTCTGTAAATATCACCTGCTCTGTTATATTCTACTATAATCATGTCTCCTGTATAATCTACTTTAAGTCCCATTTCACCAGTTAAAGGATTATAAATTTTCTTATACCAGTCTTTAAGTGTCTTATAGACATACATTTGATTTGCCTCATTTAAGTTTAATGAAAAGTTGATTGCAATATCAACGAAAGTTTGACCTGGCATACCAGCATAACTTCTATCAGAAAATTTATATTTTTGACCAACCGCATCTACTGCCGGGTTAAGACCATCTAATCCACCTACAGTGTTTACGTGTTCTAAAAGTAAATCAGCTCCTGCTACACCTGCTGGAGGTAAAAAAGTAACCTCAAATAAATTCTGGTGTACTGGTTCGTATAGATTTTTTGAAGCTTTCGATTTATTAAAATGTGGTAACGCCATGTTATCCTAGTTTTTTTTCTTTATTATATTTTATATATCTTAAAAAATACCGGCGATTTCTCGCCGGCATTAAATTTATCTATATTGTCCTGTTGCAATTGCTCCAGTTTTAAGAACAGTAGTTCTGTGAATCAGAATCTCTAATCCTTTTACAGGCTCGATAAAAGTATCAAGTACTCCCATATTAGAATCAATTACATCGTTAGTGTTATTGCTTTCATCCATTATATTTTTGAAATCATATACACCGTTATCTTGCTGGATGCTTGTTAAGAAGTTATCTGCAAGAGTAACAATTTCTAGTCTAGTTTGAGCAGTATTAAATTCAAACTGATAATTCTTTAGAATTTCAGCAATACCATCTTGGATATAAATAAGTACCTCTCTTACGTGTGTGCTAGAAAGTGCAGATTTTGGATTCTGTTGTGCAGTTTTATTACTTGCAATCATTAAACCAACTCCTCTTTGGAAGATGATAGGGTTAAGACCAAATGGTTCTAAATCATCTCTATCTTCTTTATTGAAGTTCATTTCTAATCCGACTAAACCTTGTGCTGATAATACTCCTCTTCTTGGACCGGCAACAATTGACCATGGTAAAGAAGTAGTGTACTTATCGATGAAGTTATTTGAAACAACTCCTGCAGGCGGTACAGTAATATTCTTTCCTCTGTCTCTTACTACAATGTAAGGAGAGAAGAATGATGAGTAGTTTGCACCGTTCTTAATAGAAGGTAGACTATATACAAAATCAGGGTTTTGAGATAGATCTCCTCCTGATGCAATAAATCTAGTACTTAAAGAACCAGTTACATCTACGAATTTAGGACTACTAGACTTCTTAAAGTCATCCATTGAAGGGGCATTTAATAATGCTACTGCGTTTTGTCTTCTAGAAGCTAATCTAGATAATTGATATTTAGATTCAGTTTGAATACCTAATCCGAATGTATCAACAATATATCTAAAACTGATATTATCTTTATCTACTAAAGCTTTAAATAAATTAGAATCTACTGCAAGAGTATCATCATAGATTTCATCTACTCTGTCTTGTGTCGCATTTGGCATATGATATAAAGGATTCAAGTTGAAACCGTTAAGTTCAAAGAATTTATAGTGTTCAATTACTGTTTCAATTTCTCTATATCTTTCTACAGTTACTTCAGTAGAAGGTAAAATAGTCTTTTTGATTTCAGCATCAGTTGCAATTCTTAATAAAGTACCTTCTGCAACAATCTTATTAACTTTAGTCAATCTAGATTCTCCGTTAGCTCCAGTTTCAGCAGCAACTAAATAATCATTTACTTGAATAACTGAATTGTAGTCAGCTTTAGAAACATATACTTCATTTGCAGGAAGAGCGTTTGATGCTGTAACGTCTACTTCAATTGTAGCGTTCAATTTACCAGCAAGAGAAATAATATTTAAATCTGCAGATGGTGTAGAACCATCACCTTCGAAGTATGCTCCGGGACCTGGTGTA